CAACTTTCGGTGTTATTTTAAAATTAAAATAAAAACAAAAAAATCAAAAAAAAAAATCAAAAAAAAAAATCAAAAAAAAAAAAAAAAAAAAAAAAAAAAAAAAAAAAAAAAAAAAAAAAAAAAAATGTACATATCATTTTTCTTTTCTAAAATTACTGGTAAATACGACTAAAAATTAAATTGAAAAAATGTCGATGAACCAAGCATAAGCCAAACACAAAGCATGGAATATTTTACATCTTTATTCTCAAACTTCTTTAATGAAGAACAATATGAAATCCAGGTAAGACATGGTGGAAACCAATGCATAGACGAATTTAATGACAATTTCATTACATTAAAACTGGAAAAATCAAAAACAATTGAAGACGTCAAATTGGCTTTAATACCACGTATAAAATATCTGTCAAATACCAACATTAATTTAAGGTTAAGCATTTTCGGCGATCCAATTATAAATAGTTGTCAACTGGATGACTTGCAACATAACGGTGTTATTAAATTATTTATCCAAATACCTAATTGGTAACTTGGTAATATAAATTGGTAATATAAATTGAAAAATTGGTAATATAAATTGGTAATATAAATTGAAAAATTTATATTTTTTTCTGTTTTATTATATAAAACAGAAAAAATGTCCGAAAATGTATGTCATTTTGAAAGTATACTGAAATCTTCCAAGAAAACGTTCCAAACATTGCAAAACAATCAAAGCCATACCACATATTGGAAATGTCGTGCAGCTCGCCCATTAATATTGAAAATTTTAAGACATTTCCATGATTTGGAAAAAGAATTTGCATGGAATGAACTCTTACAAGTTACATACATGAAAGCAACGAAAGAGTTTCTTCCAATTTTAGATAATGTAATTAATAAAAGTGATATGTATTTAAAACCTTACACCACGTACCGGAGATGGGTCGATGAAGTAAAATATTTAAATATTTTCAAAAAAAATTTATTGAAAATAAAAAAAAAAAGCGAAGATACTACTATAGCATACTACAATTATTTACCTGGGAGCAAGTTGCCACTTGATATTCGAACTAAAATTGTCAGCTTCATTTCACTTGTACCAATGTTTGATGGTGATGGTCAAGATAGAAAATATGTAAGATTGCTTAAAAAAAATTTGGAAATATTTGGCTACTATGTCGCAAGGTAGCTTAAAATAGGACTATTAAATAGACCATAAATAGACATTAAATTGATACTTAAAACCATTTTTTTACTGTATTTATAAAAACACTAAATAATCTTTTCATTTTAAAAAAAATGTCAAAAGGTATTGCAAAATGCGAAAAAGGAATTATTTCCGTTAAAAAATGGATGAAAATGTTCGGTATTCATGAAAAATCTTATCAACAGAAAGCAATTCGCTGGGCGATTCTCAAAGAATTGGGGTATTACGAAACATCTCCTGGAATTTGCGTTCCAACAGGAAAATCAGGTCTTATTGCCGATGAAATGGGATTAGGAAAAACAATAATGATGCTCGGTACTTGGGTTGGAAATTTCAAAAAAAAAACTCTAATCGTTGTTCCATCTGCATTATTAAATCAGTGGGATGAGCTTATTTACAAATGGTTAGGGTTTCAACCTTTCGTATACCATGGTCACAATTCGAAGGTACCTATTGAAGACCTTGAAAAACATTACATTGTTCTTACCACTTACGGTATGATTTCTACTAGAAAAAAGAATTGGACGTCGCCGTTGTGGACCGTTGAATGGGATAGAATAATGTATGACGAAGCACATCATTTGAGAAACGAGAAGAGTAATAAACATAAGGGGGCTGCAAATTTAAAAAGTAAATGTCAATGGTTTATGACTGGAACGCCAATCCAGAATTCCGAAAAAGACTTGATTTCGTTGTGTAAATTAATGGGGGTTTGGGATGAACTTCGTGAAAATCCTGAAAACGTTGTTGAAATTTTGAAACCATATGTCATGATGCGTTCAAAAAAGGATGTTGGACTTAAATTAAAACCTTATGAAGAAAAAATTATTAAAATAACTGAATATGATTCGGAAGAAGAACGGGAATTGTTGCGTGAAGTGCATGCTAAATTGGGATTTACAAATGTAACTGTAGAAAATGTTAATGAGGTGATGCGTTTTTTAGGAGGCGAATCTCATTTGCCTATGTTGACTAGAGCTCGACAAGCGTGTGTATACCCGGGAATTATTACAGAACATCTTGAAACGTTGAGAAGTTCTGGTGTAATTCCAAGAAAATATGAAAATTTAAAAAATGATACAAATACAAAAATTCGAATGATATGTGAGCAAATAAATAAAGAGAAACTTGCCGGCAATAATTCTCTCGTGTTTTGTCATTATGTTCAAGAAATGAAAATTATAAATGAAATGTTAAAAAATAAATATAAATTATCGGTCGAAATGTTGAATGGACAAACAACCGCAAAAAATCGTAAAATAATTCCGACTTTAACGCCTGATGTATTGATGGTGCAAATCCAGAGTTGTTGTGAAGGATTAAATTTACAGCAATTCTCATCAGTGTTTTTCACAAGCCCACATTGGAATCCTGCCGTTGAAGACCAGGCTATAGCGAGAGCACATCGCATTGGTCAAAAAAAAAATGTAAAAGTATATAAATATATTACTGCTGGTTTGGGTGTACATGGCCTTGATTCTGGTACATTGAGTTTGGACCAATATTGTATTAATATTCAAGAAAAAAAACGAGAAGCAATGGTACAATTCAAAAATGATAATAAACAACCTGAATAATTTGTTATAAAAATTTCACACCACGTATGTGATATTTTTTTTGTGTTGCTATTCATTGAATTTATTTATATTTTATATTTAATGGTTGCTTCTTTATTGTCGTTGAGTTTATTGTCTTTTTTCTTGTTGGTTCTATTGATTTTTCTATTGATTTTGCCGAGTTCGAATGAAAAACCGATTCTTTATAAAGCATTGAATATTGATTTGGAACAATATAATTTTAAAAATTTGAAAGAAAAATTTGGTAATAACGATATATATATTAGCCATTCAAGTTCGAACGGTATAGATATGGACGGTGATATAAAAAAAACGACGTTAAATGCATTTTGCAAAATTATGAACGACGAACCAGACTGGTATTTCAAAACAGAAGATGAATATGATTTTTTAAATATTATTGGAATTAAAAATAATGTTATTAAAAAATTTGATGCAATATTTGATAATTACACAAATATTTTAAAAAAGGATTGTTCTTTTTGGTTAGGTGGTAAGGGTTCTACAACCAGCTGGCATACAGACATTGATGATTTGTCTTATTTATATGTCATCGAAGGGAAGAAAAAAATACAATTTATTTCACCGAAGTTTAATGAAAAAATGTACGAGAGAAAGATATTTACAAATGGTTCGAAATGGAGCGAAATTGATTTTAAAAATATCGATTACAAAAAATATCCAAAATTTAAAGATGTTAAAGTGGAGTGCTATATATTAAATGCTGGCGACGCAATTTTTATACCTAAAAATTGGTGGCATTGTGTAGAAAACCTCGATGAAACTATAGGCATTACTTACAAAATTTTTAGACAAGAATATATGTTTTCATTTATTGGTAAATTTTTTCGTAAATGGTATGCAAAATACAATGGTTATAAAATGTACGATATGAATGAAATAATTCAAAAAAAAATTTCGAAAAAAGATTTGATAAAAATGAAAGAACTTATTTTAAAAAATAAGGGATAATAAATTTGAAATATTTATTTCAAATCAAGGTTGCACATGATTTCGTTATTATAATAAGTCCCTTTTATTCCAATTGGTTTATGTGGTGGCACTGTTTTATGTCCAGACCATTTCGTCATATCTTCACTATAATTTCCATAATAACAGTCAAGGTACGGAGGCCATTCGCCTTTTGACTTGATGTTCCACCAATCTGCAATAAACGAACCTACAATATGACCGCGACGATTTGTTCTATTTACTTTAAAGAGTTCCATACCCACCTTTTCTGTTATATATTTACCAGTTTCTTTGAATATAAGAGTTAAAAGATTTAATAGATGTTGGTCGGTTATATTTTTATTTTTTAAAAGGAAATTGCTACCAATTTCGTCGATAATATTATTTTTTACCCATTCGTCACATTTATTTGAAAATTCCATCCCTGTCATGATGCCATTTTTAGTCAAATAATCGAAACAATCGCTACATTTGTAATCAAATAACTCATTGGAATAAAATTTTTTACATTTACATATGTGGTCTTTGAGATATTTTTTCCCATTTCGGAGTGGCATTATGATATTTAATGATTTGAAATATTATATAATAAATTTTCAATTTATTATGAAAATTTATTAATTATGAAAAAAAAATTAATAAATTTTTTAAGTAATTTTTAAGTAATTTTTAAGTAATTTTTAAAGTAATTTTTTAACCATAACGCATTCTCATTTCTCCATAGGAAAGTTGTCGTCCTGTTTCTTGTTCTGTAAACATATGTGCAATCGCGGCGTTCATACCTTCATTTTGCATAACATCCAATGCTTTTTTATTTGCATCGTCCATACCCTTGTCAAAACCTACAGCTTTGTATGCTGTTGCAAATGATTTACCATCATCATTTTTTTTGTCAACATTATCAACAAATTTTTGAAAATCTTTTCCAACCTTGTCTGCTTTTACATTTCCAATAACTTTTCTTGCATTTTCTATTGTTCCGTGTTCTGTTTCAAGATAAGTTGGTTCATACCAAAGACCACCATTATTGTCATTAATTTTAGTCCAATTTTCCATGATCCCATCTCTGACATATTGTGGATAATCGTATCTTTCCATAGTCCAGTCATGGTCTATCCCCTTAACATTTGGCCAGTTTTCCTGTAACCATGTTTTCCAATTATTTGTTTGAGACATTATATTATATAATTAACATAAATTAACTTAAAAAATAATCAATTTAATATGTTAAAATTTTGGAATATATGCGTCAAATACAATAGTTAATCATAAGGGTTTGACAGGTCAAAGTAAATATTTTTTTTTAGTATTGTCGTTTTATAAATTGATTTAATAATTAAAAATAAGTAGTAATAAGTAATAAAGTAGTAATAAGTAAAGAAATTTTAAAGAAATTTTAAAGAAATTTTAAAGAAATTTTAAAGAAATTTTAAAGAAATTTTAAATAAATTTTAAAAAATGTTTAATAAAAAAAGTTTGTTTTCTTCAACATTAATGATTATATTTTTAGGCTTCGTTGTTTTAAAAGTTGCAGCTGATGATGATGACGATGATGAATTAAGTGAATTTATTGTAAATTTCATTATTGGTTTGTGTGTTGGTATGTGCCAAGAAAACCCAGTATGCAATTATTATCTAACGATTATAACAATAATTGCTACAATTATTGTTATAATTTCTTGGTGTATTTTTGGAGTCGAGAAACCAAGGTATAAGAGAAGTGACCTTGGTTTCATTGGTGGTTATGGTGCAAGTAGAGCATTTTGTGGTTAACTATTGGTTTAAATTGATATGTTTTCGGAATAACATAAATATTAATAACAAATAATAAAAACAATAAAAACAATAAAAACAATAAAAACAATAAAAACAATAAAAACAATAAAAACAAATTAAAAATGTC